TTGTAAACATGTTTGGAAAGCTAATTGATTTAATCATTAGAATTCACCCAATTCTTTATAAAATATAGCACCGTCTAATTTTTCAAGTGTATTCTCAGCTCTCTGATATAAATTGAAAAAGTCTTCGGCTGAGTATCCACCAAGTTTAGTATTGTCTGGCATAACTAAATTTCCGGTGACTTCAAGTCTATCTATTTTAAAGTATCCTAAGCCTTCTTCTGGAACACCTGTATAAAGTTTACCGAGTATAACTGGTGTATCTAGTTTATTATTTTCAAACTCTATAAATACTACATCACCAACTTTGTAATTGCCATATTCTCCGGGTTGATTACAAAGTAAAGCCGGTAATATAAATTCAGCTGTGGTATTATCTTCAAGTGGTGGTATACGAACTAAATATCTATTGTTATCTTTTGGTAATTCTTTTATTATACCTTTAAATACCATTATGTCAATTCCTCATCTCCAGCTACACGAGTAAGACCCAATGTAGTTAAGTATCCAGCGCTACTTATATTATCTTCTTGGCTTGTTATTATATAATACCCAGAAGAATTATGTTTATGGCCAAAGAACCAAACATTCAATTTTACATAAGTCATAAGTATTGCTGGTCTAAGTAATCCTTTAAGTGTTATAGTTGCTTGTATTGGGAAGCTGGTAACCTTAGTCCACCAGGCTTTATCTTCATGATCTAGTTTAAGATCAGTACCTCTAATAAGTGGTGAGAACTGATACTCAATAGTACCATCATCACCAATCCTTTTTATATAGTCAGAACTTTTTATTGATTTATTATAATCATACATAATAGACCAGTTAGCCTGATTATTTATTTGGAAATTGGTAATTATATTTGCTGTTGGATAACCAACATCAATGGTATAAGTAGCTAATTGATTTAAAGATATAATAGATGTCTCTACATTACTCACCTTGAAATATGGACCACCAAAAGCTCCAGCAGTATCATCCATTGTAGTTAGCGTATAGATACCATTATTTGTAGCACTATCATCAGGTGTTCCAACTGGTATCATGTGGTCTACCAGTTTGGTGATATACTCCAGAGCTGATATATTGGTATAGGTCTGAACATGGACTACCTTATCATTTTGAGCAATCCAGTTATTCATTTCAACGATTGATCTATTTTTCATTCCAGTGAAGACGTCTAATAAATGATATTCATCATTATATAGGATGTTGAGTATTTCTTCACTTGGTTTACAATATTTACCGCCAAAGTTATAGGAACCACTTAAAGTTAAATTAGCAGTACTAACAGCTGAGACTGTATAGTTAATTCTATTCTCACTCATCTCAAATGAAGTTTGAACATCAGTTATAATAGCTTCTTCACCCTTTTCATCAAAGTTATTATATACATAATTAGGTAGCTGGAAATCTCCATAACTAATTCGCATATAACGAGTAGAAGATACAGAACTGAAGATTCTTTCAAAGAAGTTTGGGTCGCTTCCATCTGTTATTGGGTAAGCTATAGATAAAGTATATTGGTTTACAGTACCGTTAATTTTTTTAACTTTTAATGACTGAATATAGTTAGGATATTTTTCTTCTATATTTTTATAGAATCCATTACTGGAAGTACCAACCCTACCAGACTCATAAACACCAAAAGTATACCCGCCAAGTTCTACTCTAACAAAAGGTGCTTCAACCCTGTTAGTTGAAGCTAATAATCCATTATTATGATGTCTACTAAATTCTTCTTTTGAAATTTGTGCCATTATCTTTTATATCTTATACCTGAAAGTGAAGGTATTTTTATTGTATCATACTTTGGAAACAATCTAGTATAACTATCTTGAATCCTATTATAATCAGCTATGACCCAGAATAAATCTGGTCTACCATAATATTTATAGGCCAACTTATCAAGAGTGTCAGTATCTGTTATATTATGTAATACATATTCTGTAGTATCAACTAACTGACTAGTTAAGCCATAAACATATTTATCATCCCAGTTATGGTAATAAAATGAGAATGGTGCATATCTTGAAGTATAATCATAGCTTCTTGTTTGTTTATCTGTTAATACATCCATAGTTATTCTCTAAATATATTATTAGTAGCACATACGCCACGGAAAGATCCTACCTGAGCTACAGTATCAGCATCATAAGGATCTGACTCATAAACGGTAAATGATATTTGAACTAAAGCATATTTATCATCTGGTAATATAGGCTTTTGATATGTTACCTGTATACCACTATTTACTACGCCTTTAATAAAAACAGAATTACCAAATCTTACTGCTACCATAGGAGGTTCAACACTCTTAGAACCATTGGTATATTCTCTATATCTTGGGAGAGCTACAGATTGAAGATATTTAATTAAAGTATCTACATAGTCTTCGCCCATATAATCTACAGTATTAGCTTTAAGGTTACTGACTCCCTTATTTAGATCTTCCATTAAATCTCTATGTAACTGGAGCTGTAAACTGACGGTTCTTGGACCTGATCTTGAATATGAGTATACCGGAGCAGATCTTGATAGAGCACTAGTCTCAGCAAAAGTACTACTCATATTATCATTTATTGACTCTGGATAAAGTGGGATGACACAAAACTTATCTAAGTGGTAAAAGTAAATATAATTAGCAATCATTTTAAGGTTGCTGCCTAAGACTTGATTACTACCACCAAGATATTCAGCCTGCATCCTGCCACCGGCTGCGGTATTAGAAGAAGTATAATCTAACGGGTTACCAAAAGAATTACTCCAAGTACCTGTGCTATTATAATTACTAAAAGATGAGCCAGTATTACCAAAACTTCTTCCACCACCACTTACATGTTGGTTACCAAAGCTTCTCCCACCGCCACTTGCGTGTTGATTCCCGCCTTGACTTGTATGTGAGCCATTATAGTCTGATTGTCCACTGTGGTGAGTAGAACCGGAATTATAATAATTACCGGTGCCCCTAAATAATGGTATTGGCATTACAACGCCTCCATATGATATTCTACGTCTTTATCGACGTAACCTAACATATCTTTATAAATATCCGTGATTGAGAATTTAGAGTAATCAACTATTACTTGCTTTTCAGACCCATATCCGTCGTCAGTATAATCTTTATAAGAATCATTACTTTCTTCAGCCGAATCTGGAGTATTTATTTTAGCAAAACTATTTCTCATTGGAGTATTTATAAAATCATGAATTTTATAATTTAAGTCTATATTCCAAATATCAAAGAATCCTTTGAAGTTACCAAATTTTGGATAAACTTTATCCTGTACTCTTGATATATTATACTGTAATTTTTCAGTATGGTTTATAGCATTTCTTAATAGATATTCTACCAGCCTATCTGCAAACGGATAACTAACTCCGTCGTTTAAAGATAGTAGTGATAAATTAGTATTTATTTTAAGATTATTATATTGAGGCTGGCATACTACCTTATCATATAAATCAGGATAAGCTTCTTTGTTACTTACCCTTATAACATCTTCTTCGTTATATACTAATCTAGAAGTTATCTTGTCTCCATAAGACTTAGCTAATAAAAGGTTACCCTCTATGATAGCTATGGAAGACTTTACAGATCTTGGTATCTTAATGAGTAGTTTAAGATTTTCTTCATAATCAGTATATCTTTGATAATTACATTTTGGTATTTTCCTGCCATCTACATCAACCTGGAAATCAAAAGGTTGTTCAAACCTTGAATTACCAATTAATGTATAAGTCTGTTTCATAAGTTGATTAGAGATCTTAAGTCTTTGGCTTCCAGTATAAATCATTGCACATAATTCATACGGGACTTGAGACTCTATAGCTATATTATATTTCGTATTAAATTTAATGGGAACTATATAATAGTTATATAAATCATTGGAAGTATCTACTCTAAAGTAAGAAGTTTCTTCAATGTCGCCTTCACTACTTTCAATAATATGTGGAATATCTAAAGTGAATCTTAGATCTTTTGGAGATTCATTATTAAAGCAATTATAAAGTGGCATTAAGTCAAGCTTATAATAATCTCTCACGAACCTTAAAAATTCTCCAAGATAAGCATGAGTATAAGAATCATAAACAGAAGAATTTATAACCAAATTTTTTGTAAGATTATCCATCTTCTGTCCATAATTATAAACACCTATTTGTTCAAGTTTTCCAGGCTTTATACTTCCATCTTCATTAAATCGGCTACCCTCTGTGCAATAATATAATTTCCTATCTTTAAAGTAATACTTACCATCAAATAAGAACATATCATCTACCAGAGGTTTAGCCTGTGGGAGGTTAAATTCATGTAACAAATTCTTTATATAACCTGTTATTAAATTGTCATTACCAAATCTATATTTCATTTATTAACCACCTATAGTAGTAGTCATCCAATTAAACGGGTGATTCCAATTCATTGAATCAGTATTAATCACATCAGCTGTACCTGATCTAGTAAATCTAGCTACCAATAATGAATAAATATTTTGAACGTTCATGGCAATGTATGTAGCCATATCTTGCATCAAAGCAGAATCCTGTCCAATACTAACTGTATTACCTGCTTCGGCTATCCTTGTAACAGTTCCAAATGGGTGATTAGGTAAGTCTAAAATTGCAGCTACTGCATCGGTTAATTTATTATAGACATCAGTGATAGATCTTCCTTCCTCAACATCTACACCCGCAAAAGCTCCAGAAGTTGTGGCACTAGTATTAGAGTTAAGACTATCGCCTACATATGCAGATCCAGAGACACCTAGACCAGGCCCACCAAAACCTAATAAGCTTCCAGCCACACCCACGGTATTATTGGCAAACCAGTTATTTCCGCCTAAAGCTTTATATATTTCAAAGGCTTGACCTGCGGTGTTTCCACCTACAGCTGATCCTAGCCCATAAAATAATTTATCCAATGAATCTATTGTACCGGTTATACCGGATATAACCTGTCCAACTCCTGTACCCTTAGAATTACTCAGTCCTAACAATAAGGCTAAAGGCACCAGGTTTGTGGCTAAATTTACTGCTCCGAGAATATCTCCACCACCTTCACCAAAAAGCCCTTGTACTACATTGGCAACAAGGTCGGCTGTTCTATAAGCTAGGTATTTATTAGCATCACCTGCTACTCCTGTAGCAGTAGAAAATACAAAATTACTTAATAGATTTTCTATCTTAGTTGTAGCATATACAAATTTATCAGTTTTATTTAAAAGTTCACTTATACTGCTACCTATAACAGAATCATCTATACTAGCCATCATAGCATCAGATATATTATTAACTGCGGCTATATCAGATACGCCAGATAAACCAAAAATTCTAGCATATTCTGACTTAACTACATTAGAACCACTCATACTACCTATATATGAGACAATTCCACCTATCAGTTTATTTGCTGTTTCTGCGGTTAGCCCATTATTAATAAGGTCTCCATAAGAAAGTCCAGTCCTAGCAGCACCCATTACTAATAAGTTTTGAAGTGGGCTTCCAGATAAAGCATTTAAATTACCTGAACCTAAATACCCTAAAGCTTGAGATAATGCATCAGTAGACCCAAATCCTACGCTATTTAAAGCTCCCATCCATTTTTGAATAACCGACTCTAAGGCTACGGCTGAGTTACCTGACATTAAAGATTGAGCTTCTAATAGATTTTGTGAAACATTAGCAAAGCCCTCTCTTATATATTCAGATGTCTGAAAATTTTGATTTAAAAATTCCTTTAAGCTGGCCTCTATCGCCATCCTATGAGAACTTAAATCGGATTGTTGTAACCTAATTAATCTATTGAGAGAACCAGTTTGATAGTTAAAGACCATATCAAGGTCTTGGGCTAAAGTTTCTAGGTAGGCTCTTTGTTCTACGTTATTTACTATACCTTGACTAACTAATTTGGTTAAGTTCTCATAAACTTTTTCCTGTCTAACTACACCTTTGCCTGATACGGCTTCTTTAAGGTCAGTGGTTATTTGTGATAAAGTTAGAGAAGTACCATGAAGATTGTAAGCCATGCTTTCTTGACTCTCAATGAATTTTTTCATTGAATTATCAATAGAATCTTTAAGATTAGTAAGTATTTTAACTCCAGCTTCTTTGGCCTTAGTTTCAGCTTCTCTAGCCTTAATATCTTTCTCATAGGCTTTGATTTGTTTTTCTATAGCTTTTCTTTCTTCAACCTGATCTTCACGTAGATTATCTAACGCATCGGTTAATTCATCAAGTTTGCTATAAAGCCTTCTAGTTTCTTCTTGATTTTTTCTATCTAAGCCGCGGGCAGTATCTTGTCTATACTGTTGATAAGTTCTCCCAACAGCCCCACTATTCATACTTTGGGAATCAGCGTTATTAATTGGCATTAATAGTTATCTCCCTGTGAACTCAATTTAGACCGCATTTCTTCAGTAGCCTTCTTATTGGCTTCAAATTCATCTGCAATAAACTCCATAAGATAGCTTTTTTCTATTGGAGTTATATTCATTAAATCTGTATAAGGAGTATTACTATTTTTAGCTATAATATAACACTCCCTGACTATTTCTTTATAACGTATAGGCCCATAGGGTTTACCGTCTCTAGTCAATTTCGGGTCTAAAAAATTCGTTAGTGAAACGAAAGGGTGCAATTACATCATGATTACAATTTGGACAGTGAGCCGTAATCATGGTTTCTACACCTACCTTTTCATTTAATTTATTTGCTCGTTGTAAAAGTATATTTGTATCTCTCATTGGTAAACTTTCTACAAAATTTTGAATTGTAGCCACATTAATGGGCTGTCCGTCGATTGTATCTATGAGAGACTCTATATTAAGAAGAAGTGTAGGATCAGTTTTCATATCAGGGAACTGTTTCTTCATATCCTTCTTCTTATTTTCAATTCTGTCTAATTCCCTTGGAGTCTGAAGCCTTAATGTAATAAGATGTTTTGAAGCTGGTAGATCTACCTGGAGTAGTTCTGGAACTTCGTCATCATATTCATGTACTTCTAAGCTATCAAGGTCTAGTGTAAAATCAAAAAGCTCACCACAGAAAGGACATGCCATAGTCAGTTTATAATCCGGACCATAAGTAACAACTCTAAGCTTATGAAGCAAATACTGATAATCACCTAAACACATGTCATAAGCAGAAATAGGAAGCTTGTTTAAAATACAATCATCTATTATTTCTGACATAGTCTTATAAGGATAATCTGTGGCGGTTAGTCTTTTCATTTCTTCCGCCACAGTCATACTTCTTAATTTTACTAATGGATCAAATTTTTGACCATAAAGCATACCTTTAGATGGTAAGCTATATTCTTCCTGTATAGTTACGCTCATTCAAATACCTCCCAATAAATAATGAACTATCTATATACTAATTCGTCTGGTAAATGTGGAATTGCCCTGTCATAAGCGATAGTAGCAGTAACTCTCTTCTTGCCATCACCATCACTATCCCAGGCATCTTCACTTAGTCCGGCTACCCAGCATCCAATTAAATCCCAGTATCTAACCAGTTTATTGTCTGCGGTATATTCCATGACTGTAGCATTGATCTTATATTTACTTGCATTTGAAATTGTATCATCAATTACATTATATGATAATGCCTGCCATGCAAGTAAAACAGACTTACCATCAGCACCAACAAGGTCGTTAATAATTAATTGGCCTTGATTCCAAGATGGTTTACCAGCATATAATACTCTGCTGTTTCCTCTCCAAACTTCTATTGGATTTTGAGTGAAGTGAGGAACATCAAAGTGTGTAACAGAGAAGTCTATTATTTCTTGACCATCTCTAATATATGAATTTCTATCCGCCGCATTCTCACCTACTTTGAGAAGTTGAACTGTATCGAATTTAGCTATGAACCTATAGTTACTAGGTCTAACAGGTTCATACATTGTAGGGTTAGCAGCTAAATGGAAAGAACCAAATTCTGACATCTTTTAAACCTCCACTAAATAACTGGTTCTGCAACCACAGCTTCTTCATCAGTTAAGTAAACTGTAATATCAAAGTATTCAACAGCTTCAATAGGTTTAATTGATAAAGTAGCCTGAATTGTAGCTTTTCTTCTATTTCCATGACCATCATCTGGGAATTCTTTATACCAGTGATACCATTCAAGGCCTCTACCATTTTGCATCCTATCTAATAGGTTATTAACCAAGCCCTTAAAGTTGAGCCATGTAATATCATCATTAGGTTCAAATGTAACTCTAGTAGCAGCACCATAAATCTGTTTCTTAATATCACAGAGAAGCATTCTAACATTGAGGTATTCTCTGAAGGAAATATTTGATCTGCTTCCAGCCCAAATACCATCCTCACCTAAGAATGAGAATGTCCTATTACCCCAAACTCTATTTCCATATGCTCCCTTGAACATAATTGGGTTAATTCTGATTGGTAAGTAAAGACCTTCTTCATAAATATCAGCCTCAGCTAATACATCGTCTCTATCAAACCACTTAGCCTCATCACTCTGAAGAACATGCATAAATGAATCACCCACTTCATAATTAAGTGATACTAAGTTAGGAATGAACCCTCTTGATACACCTGAAGCAGCAAACCAATCTTCATTAACCTGGATACTATATGCAAAGGCCATTAAGTATCCAAATCCACCAGGCATTTCATGATTTTTCATATTAGCTACATAAGCTTCATTGAAGTTCATTGAGTATACTCCCCAAGGATAGAAGCATGCAGCAAATTCATATCTGTGATCGTCTATTGTGAAAATTGATTCAAGATTTTCTCTATCTATGAATGATCCTTTTTCAAGATCATAATCATTTTCTATTTCAATAAGGGCTAAAGCATCACCACGTTTAGCAGCTACATTAACCAAAGTATTAAAATAAGACTTCTCAGCTAATCCATGTGGATATACTTCTTGATCTATAAATAAGTTAGCATGAGCACCAGAAGTTATGAATTTAAGGTTATATAGGTTCCTATCCTTAAATTCTTCATAAATACCATAAGGATTTTCACTTGATCCACCAGCTATTAATTCAGAGAGTTTATTATCAATTATTGAATTAATAGACTCTTCTTCACTAGCTTCACTTGGTACATCAAATAATCCTTCACCATATTCATCTGGCCCGATAAATCTAACTACTACATGAAGTCCCATACCCAGAAGTTCAGTAATATAGAAATAGGATTCATCAACAGTATAATATTTAGCTGATTTACCAATACCAATTCTAAAGTTATAACCAACTGGCTTGTTCTCATAATCACCTTCAAATCTTAATGGTATGATATCTCTGACTTCACTTTTGAATCTGGAATAAAGTGTATACTTTCTAACCTTAACATCTCTATCCCTTTTATTATCATCCTTGAGATATTCTTTAACAAATAAAGGTACTAGAACTACATTTTCTATTACTGATAATTGTCCGAGTGATAAATCTTCCTGTTCTTTTATAACTATTCCAGGCATTTTTATTCTCCTTTATTCAACAACTTTTATTTGACTTAAATCTTCTATATTCCAGTTATCCATAAATGGTACACTGAATAAATACGCATCATCTATTATTAAATGGATTGTCATTCTAGTGAATTGACCACTTATAAGACGCTCCGGAATATCGGAATTATCCGATACAGTACTTTCTAACCTAACGGTACAGTCATGTACTATATTTGCATTATTGTATGGAACTTCTATATGCAACTTCGGATAATTAATAAAGTTGAAAATGAAGTTCCTTGTATATTCATCAGCCTCAGCAAAATATCTTGTATATATGTCAAGCTGATAATTTAATTGAATGGGTACAGCATTAAGTAAAGCTGAATGTTCTTTATCAAACCTAATATGAGCTCCATCATAGGTCATAGCTTTCTTTCTGGTGGAAAGTATCTCCATGTTAGGATCTCTTGATATGGCTATCAGTGGTAAAGACAAAGGCTTATCATCATTTTTTTCCGCAGTTATTTGAAATAATCTGGTAGAATCTTGTGGAGACATCAATGTCATATTAGGATCCTTTATCCAGCTTTTTATTTTATTGTATAATGCTGCATCGTAATATCTTATTGCCATTATCTTATACCCAATTGCCAGGCATCATATATACTAGCCATATTATTAGTAATGTCTCTAAATATATCTAATATAATACTATAGCCTCGGATATCCCTTGTACCATAAGTAATGAGATTTATATAACTCATTATAGGTTTATTTCTGTATGTTAATGTTTTATCTATTTTAATTATATAAGTATTGTCTTTTACTCTCGTTATAAGTAAATTTTTAAGGGCATATTTCAAAAGTTCAAATGAATTAATTCTAAAAGCAGAATCAAATATGGCCAATCTTTCTGAGTTTAACCTATTTATAAACTCTCTGTAAATATATATTGGCATATAACCAAATATAAATGAATCTAAACTTGTATTATCTTTTACAGTTATTTGTATTTGCATTAGAATCCCATAGACCTTAAAATGCTTCTTCTTTGACCTTCGTCAAAGTTTGGATAATTAGCTTTAATATAATTAAGACGTTCTTCAGAAGACATCCCTTTAAGTTTAGATTTTTCTTTAACCATCCAAGCTGGATCATCTTTTTCAGAACTAACTCCCTGACTTCTTAAAAATTTGTCGACGTTATTATTTTTTAAAGCATCTCTCAGTTTATTTCTCAGGTCAGAAGCCGTAGCCCTTTTTTCTTTAGCGTCTTCTAATTCAGCCCTTTTTCTTTCTTCTTCAGCCTTTTTCTCAGCTTCTTTTCTTTCTTGCTCGGATTGCTCGGCTTTTAATTTGGCTTCTTTTTCTTTTCTAGACTTTTCTTTTTTAACTGCTAACTTCTTTTTAGCATTCTCACGATCAATTTCTTTTTGTTTTTCTGGAGTTACAGCATAGCTCTTTTTAGCCTGACGGAATTGCCGTTTCATTTCTGGGTTAGCTGCTTTAGCATACCTGTCTCAACCATTATCTTCAAAAATTAGACTTTCCCCCAAAACCTTACCCCATTTTCTATCTAATTTTATTATATCTCGTATTTGATTAATTGAATCATTTCGAGAATATAAATTAGGGTCGAAAACAATACAGTTATCAGGATTTCCCCATTTAATCCATTTTAAAAAACTTGAATGATCATCGCCAGTATCTCTTATAATCGAAGTTATATCTATTAAAGTATTATAAGCTTTAGTAAAAGTCCTAAAATCTTTTAAAGTTACTCTAGCAGCATAAGGATTATTAAGGAAATTTAAAAAGATATTATCATCATCACCAAGAGCATTCTTACCTATGCATTGAGCAAAGTATTCAAATTGTTTTTCAGTAAGCCCTTTTAAGTATTGAGCTGCTACATTGAATTTATTTTTATTAAGTTCACCAATTATAGCATTTTGTAGTTCTTTACCACTTAACTCAGCTATTTTATCAATGTCATTAACCGGGGCTTCAACCAAATGTCTTTTAATTTTCAAATCCGTAATCCCCCTCGTTTAATAAATTGAAATTAGAGAAGCTAAAGTCTTCTATCTCACTTCTTTGAGCTGTGTCCTTATATTCTGGAACTATTCTACAAGTCACACTAGCTGGATATATCATAATAGTATACATCTCAACTATTCTAAATAATCTTGGTTTAGCACCTTCGAATGCACTAGGCACTTCAACTAATCCACCAACCTGGAGACCTTCTAAATCATAAGGCATATGTATTAATGCAGCTTCAGTCATGAGCTCAGCGTTCCAGCCTAAAAGCTTTGCAGTCTTTTGATCTATATGTTCTTCAAATAAAACACCAACTGTTTGTTCTTCTTTATAACGGAGTGGCCTCATTTCACCTTGTGTAGTATAATCCATTACTGGAGCTCTATATTTTACTTTAATACCAAGTAATGAGGTCATCTCCGCAAATTGAGCCCTATGAAGTTTTATATCTTGATTTATTAAAAGTCCATAATTATTTTCCATTGGGCTCTACCTTCTTATTACTTTTTAACTTTTACTCTGCCTTGAACCTTGGTTCTTTCGACCTTACCTTCGTTGAGGCTTCTGACTGTATAATGATAGAGCATGCTTTCTGCTATATAATTATGATTGTCTAATTTACCTCTGATCTTAAAGGACTTAGGCTGTTTAGAGAATGTCTCATTGTATCCTTCTAAGACGATCTTTCCCGATCTAGTTTCATTAGCTTCAGTAAATACGAAGGATGTCTTAGCCATCTTATCGTTCTTATATTTGATAATACCTTCAACGATAAACTTATCACCACTATCTCTAGCAGCTGTAGTTATAAATGTATTGACATTATCATAAACTCTTCTAAGGAAAGATTCAGCTAAATCATTAAATGCATCGTCATCGAAGTCATCAATAAGTTCGTCGGTATCTGCTGTAGGTTCGCCTTTATCTAAAGCTTCACCAACTGATTTATCGCCAGGAACTAAGAAGTAATCGTCAGCATCTTCTTCAAATTCTTCACTCTCGTTTATCTTCTCACCAGAATTAGACTTAAGTGATTCTTCTGGAAGTTCTTCTTCTTCGTCTTCTTCTTCCTCACCTTCAGCTGGTTCTTCTTCTTCAAAGTCAAGATCTCCAAGATCATCCATATCGAGATCTCCAGCTTCTTCTTCACCTTCAGGTTCATTATCGAGGATATCATCCTGTTCTTCGCTAGAAAGTGGGACAATTTCTTCTTCACCACCAAGATCTTCAAATCCAGGTCCTTCAAATCCAGGTCCAAGATTTGCAGCATCATCTTCAGGGAATTCATCTTTAGGTTCAACCGTTACAGTAGCACCACCATCTTCTGTTGATGTCATTTCTACGTGAGTGTCATCAGTGTCCATAGAAAGATTTTCAATACCTTCTGTAAGGACTGGATCGTCTTCCATATCTTCAAGTCTAGCTGAATCTTCAGTCTGGAATTCAGAGTGTGGTGGTAGATTATTTTCTGTATCAACATCTAATGTTCTGTCAATGTCTTCTTCAATAGACTCAGCCTTAACTTGGCCGCCATACTTTTTACGAAGTCTATCCATTGGAGAAAGTTCAGCTTCATTAACACTGTCTTCTTCAAGAGATTCATCTTCTTCACATTTTTCACATACACAAGGATTCTTTCCGCATTCTGGGCAGACATCTTTAGCTTCTTTTAAAGATTCCCTTTTTCTCTTGATTCTGTCTCTGAGTGATTCAACAGGTTCTTCATCGGCTGGATCATTTTCAGCATCAGAGAAATCAATTTCATCATCCTCTACTTCTTCGGGTTCGTCATCAAATTTTTCAATCTTACCGATAACAGTATAACCCATAGCATTGTTGCAAACTGGACAAGCTTCGTCGATGTTAGCTAATTCAGATTCTTCATCTACCACTACTTCAGATTCATCTTTATAGATTCTAGTATGGCAGCATGCACATTCAAGAATTACCTTACCAACGTAATTGTCGGCCAGATCTTCATCGCTTTCCGCATCAAGGTCGATTACTGGTTCTTCAGGGATTTCTTCAACATCGTCCGCAACAAATGACTGAAGTTCATCGACCACATCTCTGTCTGCGGTAATATCGAAATCATCCTCTTTCAGTAAACTAAGTTTTTGGAAAGCTTCAATTAAATAATTTTCCATTTACTAGTTCCTTTCTAATTATCTACTAAATTGTGAGCTGAGAATTGCGGCCGCTCAACCCACAATCTCAGGAGTTCAAATTATTTATATCTAATTTAGCATTATTTTTATATTTAAATATACAAAATTTTTGCCGGATTTTAATCAACTGGGTATATGTAGTTAGATCTACTTTGTAGTCTTTCTCTCAGAGCAGTTAATTCTTCTTTACCTTCATTTAATAAAGTCTCACCATCTTGTGCCCAAATAGCATTACTCTGAGTAAATCTTGTTCTTATTCTACCTAATGCAATCTTAGCATAAGCTAAACTTAATCTAGAAAGAATCTCAATTCAGAAATCACCAACTACATCTTCCACAGATTCAAGTCTAGGAATATATTCAATAGCTATTGAACCGGGATTATCTCCAGTAGAATAATTTACATATAATTTTCTACCTGCCTTATCTTCTTTAAAAGCCAGGTCGGTAGAAATGGTATTCATGATTTGTCTAGAAGTATTATAAGCCATATACCTTTGAGCCCAGGTGCTTATCCCTCTACTTCCGAAAGCCATATTCCAATAACCAATTGAAACTGGATCTGTGGTTTGAGCTCCACCAGCCATACCAGTTCCTTGAGACCTATATACAAAGGCAACTGATCCAATTTTTATGTGATTCTTTTCTTCCAGCTCAGTCAAATCAATACAAGACTTAGCCGTAGATTGAACCAAAGCTGATTGGTCATAATACCTATTTAAGTCTTGTAAAGCTAAATTGATAATGTTCTTATAACCATCATCATCTATTTCTGAATGAAGAACACCACCAGTTAATTCTAATTTTATCCTATTTACATAATATTCTATATTCATTTATTTTCTCCAAATAGGTTCAACATCAATATAAAAACCTATAACATTACCTAACATTCAATTGCTATTTTCTTTATTAAATCGCGTAGTACCAGGTTCTGCCGGGGTACCTTGAGATACAAATGGAAAAGCACCCGAGAATTTATATTTAGAAATACGAGAACCTTTTAGTGGTGGATTATTTTTTACAAAATTATTAGCCGCATCATTTATAAACGAATTTAAAAATTTATAGTCATCATCTTTATAAAGATGGTCAACACCTAAATCACTAATATTAAACCATATTAGCAAATGATGTCAAATTGCACCATCGGCATTAAGCTTTATACCTGGGTTTGAAGGCTCACATCCAAATTGTCCCAATTCTTTTAAGATGTATTCAGCCATATTATTTAAATATTCTTCTCGTTTATTCATTGGCCATCTCCCTAGCCTTTAATGGGTTTTAGATATATAGCAAAAGCTACTTGGTCAGCGTCAGTAAAATTTTCAACCGGAAATCGACCTACAGAGTAAGCATATACACTAATTATTCTATACTCTAAAACTCCCTTTGGAAGCATATCTTTAATAGTTGATTTTATAAAATCTGAAACTGTTTCACTTATAAATTTATTAAGTATGTCTCCGTCTTCATATTTAAGTGGCTCACCAAAGCATTGAGCATCAAATTTAATATTTATATATAAATATTGTCTATAGTAATCTTTACCAACATTATGTTCTATTTCTGGATCTTTTGGATATACGCCAAGGTTATTAAGCGACTCTAAAATATAGTCAATTAAATTTTCTGCATATAATTTCTTCTTATTATCCATTATTCTTGCCTACTCATCATCTTCGTCATCATAGTCGAAGTCATATTCTTCCATATCTTCATATGGATCATATGGGTCGGTATAACCATCTTCACCATCTTCCACTAGATCTAACATAACTGTAAAGCCTAAAATACTAGCCTTTTCCCAGACATCAGTTATTTCTTCGTCTTTATCATAAATCATAATATCAATATCTTTTATAATAGGCCTTACATAAGGTAGATCTGGTATGGCTGGATCTCCATTAAGAACATAATTTTCAACAGTGTCAGCCATAAATTTTTTAAAAATTTCTTTGTCTGAAAAATGTAATGGTTCGTCTATAAAGTTAGAAATATCCGCTTCTATAACCACAGCTGGTCCTGGATATATAGGCCCCTCATAAACAAATGTATAAGGTTTATGGAAATTAAAGCCGAGGTCTTTAAATTCAAGTAAAATATACTTAACTAAATTTTCTAAATATTCTGTTCTTATTGTCATTATTACATCTCCGGGTATAAAAATACCATAAACCCTACGTTATCAGCTTCGCTTCAATTACTAGGCTTACATCTAGATTGGCCCTTTTTTGCAAAAGAAAATGCACTATCTATAGTATATCTTAAGTCTCCATCATTTTGTGTTATATATTCTTCAACTGTTTTATTTATGAATTCATTTAATATAGCTTCATCACTATTTTTAAGCGATTCCCCTAAATATTTAACTGGGAAACGAATACCAATAAATATATCATTGCCATCAGTATTGGAGACCGTCTCAGGATCATATGGGTATATATTAAAATCACCAAGCTTATCTAAAATATATCCGATTAAATTTTTTGCGTATAATTCTTTTTTATTCATTTTTAACCCCTAGAGTGAACCTCTATTCAGACTCTAAAGACTATTGTATCAGCTTCACAAAAATCTTTATACTCTGGCCATTTCGAGCCTGTAAAGCATGGAGTATTATCCTTTCGTCCCAAACAATCAGCCTTATATAGAGAATAACTAAAAGCATAGTCAGTTGAAGGTAATTCTATACTAGTAAAGTCTTTAACTATATCAGTTATAAATTGGCCTAATATTTCCTGGTCTTCATTTTTTAGCTCTTCTCCAAGACAGTCAGCATTAACACTAACAAAAACCTTTGGGTCCCAAGGGCTATCATCTATTTTTACTTTCTGAGTTGAAGGGTATATCTCAAAGTCTCTAAGACGATCTAAAATATATTGACCTAAATTTTTTAAATAATTTTCAATTTCATCAGTAGTCCAATTATCCATTTATTATTTCACCTTACTTTTTTGAATATTGTTATTCTTCGTCCCCTTCATGGGCGTATTCTATATCGTCGCTATTTGGAGTATATCTAGTGCCGCCATAAGTAGTAGCTTTATCTATTTCTTCTTCATCTTCAGGATTGTCCATAGTGTTAGCTAAATCAGTATCGCCTGTTACGTCTAATTCATTGCTACCAGAGTATTCTTCCCAAGAGATATCAAAAAGTTTAGGAAACATTATAGTTTGGAACTTAGCACTATAATGTTCTTCCATATAAATAATATAGTTATAAATTGTAGTAGCTAATTTTATAGCCCACTCCAAATGATCTAAAGCAGCCATAACATGTTTACAACCAATCCCTAGATCATTATCTGGGTTAGTTATCTTAGCTGGCCTTAATTCAGGTCTACCACCATTATATCCATCTTTAGTTGATTGGTAGGCAAATCTATATTTTCAATCAGGACAAGAACAAGCAATATAAATATCTCTGTTATTTATAGCGTTGATCAAAGCTCTATAAACACATTTATATTCAAGCACATTATTATTTCTTTTGATCTCCCTTTTTATATCATCACATATACCTTCAAATAAAAATTCAACTGAGTAGTTATCAGTCTCGCCATGAATCGGAAGTAAAAAAGATAATAAGTTAGCATGATACAAAGCATTCATGTCTATCTTATTAAAAGAATTCAATGAATCATAAATATGCTGCATATTCTTACGCGCATATCTATTAGTGCCATAAGCTTTAGTAGCCTTAGCCCCTTTGCTTTTATTTAAAAGTTCTTGTCTTGTATCTTCAACTATTTTGATCATTTTATTATACACCTATATATCTAATTTAGCACAAAATACATTTATATTATACATAAAAAATAAGCGGTATTTCTACCGCTTAAAAATATAAATATATTATTTTATTCAATTTTAGCCTTAACTGCTATTCCAATAAATAAATGACCATAATAATCATCAATTCACACATAATCAGCATTATTACGGCCTTGATTAATTACAACATTAGGTATTATATTTCTTTGATAATTTTCTAAAGGTAAATTATCTAAAATAAAGACCCAATAATATTCCTGATTAATATTAAGTGATTCCCTATAACGAATATCTCTAATATTATCAAGAGAAGTATTAAAATTAACTTCTTTTTTAATTAATACTGGACAATGTGAAACAGGTAAATTTCTAGAATTTAATTGCAAGCCTGGACTACTTCAATTTGCATCGGGCTCATAATTTGAATAGGATATTAGGTCTTGTTTATTATTACGCAATGTATTAAATTGTTCTTCCCCATCTAAAGATTCATCATAATTTATATAAATAGTTTCTATAGGGCCAGCTCAAACACTAGTATCTTG